CGACTTCAATCACTTCAAGCCGACATCGCCCTCATTTTTGCACGATATACAGCATTTCGTTGTTCGACAAGCTGATTCGTCATCTGAACTTGTCTTGTATGGTCGATTTCAAGAATATCCATATATTTTTTCTCGAATTCTTTCTTCATTTCAGCAACGTTTTCTCGTTTCTTCACTTCTTCGTCGATTCTCTTGATTCGTTCGTCTTGAAGCTTGTTCTGTTCTTTCTTGTATTGTCTAAGAAGTTCTTGTTCAGCATTCAATGATGAAATCTTTTCGTTCAATTCATTCTGAATTTCTTCTTTTCTGATTCTGTAATCTTCTTTGATTTTTTCGATTCAGTTCAATGAATCATATCGTTCAGCATATTCAATTTCTTTGTCAAGTGCTTGCTGTTCTTCTGCTGTCATTCAATTATACATTGAAGCAAGTTCTTCTTGATAAGTTTTGTATTGTTTGATAAGGTCAACGTCATACTTTCAGATTCATCATTTTCATTCTAAGTCTGACATACTGACTGAATTCGCAACGTCTTTCAATCATTCGTATTGTTCTTCAAGTGATTTCAATTCTTTTCTTGCTTGAACAACTTCTTGTGCAATTGATTTTCTTTCATCAACTTTTGTGTTCGCAAGATTTTCTCTAAGCTTTGAAATTTCGTTGTTCAATGAATCAATCTTGTCTTTTGTATCATCAATATTGTCTTGAATCTTATCAAAAGCTTCTTCATATGTTTTGTTCAAATCATCAATATTTTTCTTCTGATTGTTCAATCGAATTTCTGCTGACTTATCAAGTGCTTCATATTTGTCTTTGATGATTTTCTTTGTTTCTTTTGCGTAGTCGTCCATTTCTTTTTTCAACTTCTTCATTGCTTCACTTTCTTTTGAACTTCAACTTCCGGATCCTTGTGAAGTCAAATCATCGTTGTTGTTGATAGACGAAACTGTTCTGCTGATTTCTTGTGCTGTTGATGTGAATTGTTGCTTTGTGCTGTTCAAAGTCTTTTCAACTTTGTTTGAATATACATCAAGAACAGCGTTCAATCAACTATTGAATGATTCGCTTACTGTATCAGAAAGTTCTGCAAAATTGTCTTTCAACATTCAAGATAGTGTTGAAATTTCTTGTGCAAGCTGTCAAGTTGCTCATCATCAGAAGCTGACTTCTCAAATCGTCTTCATCAGTCAGATACTCATTCACGTCAAGTCTTCAATCTGTGATGTAAGTCGATTGATTTTATCAATCATTCAATTTATCATCTTCACAACAGAATTGACTGCTCATTCAGCCATATTGATTGCTCAATTCTTCACATCGCTTCGAAGTGCTGAAAACATTCTTCACATCATTCAGATGATATCTCAAACAGATTTTCAATATGCTTTCAAATAAGCATACATTGTTGTGATTGCGACTTTGACTGTTTGAACAACAACTGAAAATCAAAGTTGTATATAGTAAAAAATATCAGACCGGTCGCCTTTCAATCAAGTTGTTGTTTCTTCATCAGATGAAGAAATGAAAGACATCAGTTCGTTGAATACTGTTCAAATATCATTGATGATGTTTTGAACTACTCATCGAATTTCACTTCACGCAGAAATGATGTTTTCAACAAGCGTTCAAACTGTATCGAAAATTTCTTGTGCGACTGAAATTATCAAGTCTTTGTTTTCAGATGTTCGTTGTTCAATCTGTGATACATATCACTTCAATGTAGGCAACAAAGCAGTTCAGACTTCTTCTCATATACGTGAAAGATTGTCTTTGAAGTTGCTTCGCAATCAAGTCAAAGTCGTTGCTTGCTTAGACATCAAATCAGCAAATCTTCATCATTCAGAAGTCATATTCTGAAATGCTTGAACAACATCGTTTGAAGATATCTGTCATTTTGAAATCATATCTTGAATTGCTGTTGTTGATTTTCACAACATCTGACTTAGTTCATCAAGCAATGGAACTCACGCCATTGTGAAATCACGCAATTCACGTCAAGTCAGCTTTCATTGTGCAATCACTTGTCAATAGTTCAAAGCAAGTCTTTCAAGTGGCACAGAAAGTCAAGCAGATACATCTCACAAAGATTTCAATGTTGGAATGATATCATCAGCTGAAACTCACATTGCAATCAATTGCTGTGCGTTTTGTCTTACTCATTGAATTTCAAAAGGCGTTTTCACAGCAAAATCAGACAAGTCTTGAAGCATTTGATTTGCTTTTTCTCAACTTCACAACATTGTTTCGAAAGCGATTCTTGATTGTTCAAGATTATCTGCAAGACTTACAATACTTGAAGCTGTCTTTGTAATCAATGCAGTCAATCAAAGTTTTGCGATTCAACTTTTGATTCAGCTCAAAAGACTGTTTGCTGTATCAGAAGTTTGTTTCGTTTGCTTTTCGATTCATTCAAGTTGTTTCTTCAAGCTGTTCAGTTCAGTTGAAAACTTGTCTTGTGCTTCAATCAGCAATTTCAATGTGTAGTCTGATGAATTCATCTATCTTTTTTTAGGAAATGAAGCTTTCTGTTTGTTTCTTTGTTCTGCTCTTTTGCTTTCGATGTATTCGTGTTCACGTTCTGACATCAAGAAAGCGAAATGCAGATTCAGTTCTCGTTCTGGGACTTTTTCCAATTCTTTTGGCGAACAGTGATACACATCTTTCATCAAGATGAAATCACGATGTTCAGAACTTACATTCTTTCAAGTTCTAAGTGTTTTCTTGAATTGTTCTATAAGTTCTTTGAATCTGTCGGGGGGTTTTGAAGCTTCTTACATTCATCAAGAACTTCTGAATAGTCTTTGATTGATAGTGAATTGATTTCTTCTTCTGTAAGATTCGTCAAGCTTTTCACTAAGAAATCATTCGCTTCTTCTAAGACCATTGGCGAAAACTTGCTTGTGTTTGCTTCTTCTCAAACTCCAATACTGAAATCTTTGTAAAGTATATTTTTGAATCACTTATCAATTGCACGTGTATATTCATTGAAAGTGATTTCTTTTTCTGTTCATTTGATTGTGATTTTCATTTTCTCTTGTGATTAGATTATAAATAAGAATCTCTTGTTTGATTTTTGGCGACTGAAAGGCACAAGAGAAAGAAAGCCTCGCAGTCGCCGTTGATATTATTCTTTGTCTTCTTCATATGTTGCGACATATGTTGCGTCTGCTCTTACTGGTGCAGATTCGCTGAAATCTGGCGTCCGTCAAGTGAACTTGTATCATTCACGTGTTGGGTCAGTTGGTGCAGTTGCACAATCTCAATCGTGAACTGATTCAGTTTTCAATACAGTTTCTTCATCGTAGTCTTTGAAGACAACTGTATATACTGGCACATTCACAACATTTTCGACATTGATTATTTTCGCTTCCATTTTCTGAATTGATTAGTGAAATAAATTAGTATCAAGTTGAATTTCAGTTGATAAGAACTATTTCGATTGAAGCTGAATCATTGTTTGAATACTGTCAAACGAATCACATTGTTTGTTTTGTAAGTTCGTTGTTGTTGTCAGTCTTCGTCCATTCGTTCAATCAAACTTTCATCAAATCAATATAGATTGCAGAAAAGCTTGAATCAGAACTGTTTTCAGCATAAAGTCTAAGTGCTTTCTTGCTTGAATTCAAAGCCATATCACGAAGTGTTGTGCTGTCGTAAAGTGCTTCAAAATCTCATTCAACGCCGAACTGTTGATTGTATAATGCTTCAACGTCTGTGCTTCCGAAACATTGAATATCAGTCAAGTTCTTATTGATTGAAACTCTGAAATTTTGCATACATACTTCATCAGCTGAATTCAATCAAGCTTCATCATCTGCGAATCTTACTCACGCCATTGAAGCCGTAAAGGCTGGCTCATCTGCATATGCTGGCGTCAAAGTTCAAGATTCTGCTTGCATTTGTTTTCATTGGAATTCAGCAGAAAATTTCATATAGTCAGCAACTTCGCAAGAAAGTTCGAAAGTATTCAACATACAGAATGGTGCGTATGATGAAGCAACCGGATCCTTGTCATATAATGTTGCAGAAGGGTGAACATTGCTGTTTTCTCTACTGAATAGATGAACTGTGAAATCTGTGAATGCAGTCGCAGTCAAAGTCCAAGTTCAGTTTGAAATACTTCAAGCTGAAACAGTTCAATCAAAACAATAGTATGTTGTGCTTCCTATTGTCAGAATCTTTCTCAAAGTTCATCAAGAAACAGAATCTCATCTTGCAGGTGTTCATCAAGAAACTGTTCAAGTGAACACTTTCAACTTATCATATTTTCACAAAGCAAGTTTCAATAAGTATCAGATGAAATCATCTCTTACGATTCATTCAAGTGATAATCAAGAAAAGTTCTTTGTTGTGAAAGTATCATACACTTCGTCAATCACTCCATATCAAGAATCATCAGTTGCTGATTCTGTTGTTGGACTAAGAACTCACGTTGTCTTTGGAATTCGAACTTGTGGTGCAACTTTTGTTCATCTTGTTGCTTCGATTCACAATCATATTGCAGATTGTCTTCCTATAAATGCGTCGCTCATTTTCTTATTTGATTATAGAATTAAATAGATTTGTCTTCATATTCAGTCATTGCTTTGACTTTCTTTTCTGCTTCTTCAAGATTCTTCGCAACGACTGTGATTCATAATGTTGGGAAGCTGAACTTTTTTTCTTTCTTCGCTTCAACATTTTTGATTTCTTCTTTTTCAGAACAATTTGTGCATTTTTTCGCCATTTTGCTTTGAATTAAGATATAAATTATTGCTCGATAGCTGTAAACATACAATCAACTTCAAACACTCTTATTGGCTCTTGTGTATCTGTGAATCATCGTTGATAGTTGAATGTGCATTTCACAGTCATTCAATTATTATTAGACCAAGTAATCGTTCAAATTTCTTTCAGTCTTTTGACGACCATATCAGCGACTACTCTTAGATTGTCTTCAATATCTGAATAGTTTGTTTGTGTTCTATCAATCAGCCTTACAGTATAATTGATTTGATTTTCATACGAACAAGTATCAAGAAGATTGATGTTTCAACTGCTTGGCGTAATAATAATCGCCGGAAGACTGATTCAGTTTTCGATTTTGATGTCGTGATTGTAAACAGCTCAAATTCTTTGTTCAGTATTTTTGATTTCAAGCATTTTGTTGTATATCACATCTCATATTTCTTTGAAAGAATATGTTGTCGTTTCTGTCATATTATTTCAGTTCAGCAGATAAATCGTTTTGAATGATTCTATCTATTTCTGCAATATTGTCTGTGTATCATCTTTGAAGATAGTATTTTCTGTGTGGGTTTTTGTAGTTCTCAAACTCACGTCTTCTTGCGTAAGCAACATCGCTTCACACAACAACAATTCATTGTTTGATTCTTTCTCTTGCTGTTGTAATACTTCAACGCAAGTTTCAAGTCTGATACGGTGCATTGATTTTCGCTGAATTCTGAATAATGTCTGCAACATCTCAAAGAATCAATTGCACAGCACTTGGCACTTCTTTGTTCAGCTGAATCGCTTTGTCAATATCTCAATATAGACTGAATTTGATTCACATTAGTTTCAATTGCTTTCAACAATAAATGATTTGAAGAATCTTCTTTTTGTTCAATCTCGATTTTCAATAGAATCAACGATGTATGTGATTGAATCTATCACAATCTTATCTCACACGCTGACTTGCTTGTCAGAATACATCTTCTTCATCTTCAACATCGCAGTTCATTCAATTCAATCTCTTGTTGAAAGTGGCTGAATGTTGCACGCAAACAAAGTTCACGTTGATGAATAGCTTGCAACTTTTGTTGTTGTATCTCTTGAATATGTATATAGTGTGGCTTTTTTATTGTATAAGATTCACATCGAATTTTCTTAGACTGGCAAATAAAAATTCTTGTATTTATTAAGCAATGTTGTGAAGCTGAAATAAATATCATCTTCTGAAACAGCTCAATTGCTTGATGTTTTGCTTCAAAATTTGATTGTTTCATCTCAAAGCTTGTATTCTGATATTCATATCATACATTGTGATTTCAAACTGTCTGGCAATAATCAACAAGCAATCATCATTTCAAGAAGTTTCAAATCATCTGGCAATGTATCAATCGTTGTTTCGCTTCATTCGACTTGAAGATTTCTGTCGTATCAAGCTGTGTATTCGATTTCTAACATATTCCAATCATTCAAAGAAACTTTCTTTGTGATGATTCTTCTATCATATATCACAAGATAGTCTGTTCACTTTGTTCATTCATAGTTTCATCAATTCATCTTATCTATACTTTGAACTGGCTTGTTTTTCAAAAAGAATTCTATTCATCTTGATGATTCATAGATTCATCTTGCTTCAATCGTTTGTGTGTAAGTTCACAAATCAAAGCTGTCAACTCAACAAAGATTGTTCAGTTTCAAATTTGCTGAATTCAAAATTTGCGTCAAAAGTGTATCTTGACTTGTATCGCTTGAATCGATTCATAGATATGATTTGAATTGTGATAGTGTTGAATACATCTTTTTTGATTCAGATTAAATTATTTCTTTTTTGCTGTTTTCTTCACAACAGTTTTCTTTTCTTCTTTGACTTCTTCATCTTCGACAAGGATCCGGTGATTGCTGTAATTGTGCAAAAGATAGTCAGCAAAATCAGATTCAAATTCGAAGACTTCTCATTTCTTGATGATGATTCAATTCACAAGTTCATCTTCAAGAATTGCTTTCAATTTCTTATTCATCTTTGAATTGTATATGAAATAAATCTTACGAAGAACATCATATTGCAGATGTTCTTCGCAGAATTTTATTGACTAAGAAACAGTTGCATTGATTCCAAGTCCTACTGTTTTTCCTAAGCTTGCTTTCTCGTTTACAATTGCGAATCAGAATTCGAAAGTTGCAACAAGTTTCACTCACTTTCAAAGAACACGTCCAACTTCAATTTGAAGTGGCTTTCCGAATCAATATTGAACTGCTGGCTTATAGATACAAGCGAAACTTCATTTTGTGTTGTTTCCACTTGTTGCGTCAACAAGTCCACTTGTATTTGTCAAAGCTGGGAAGTGCTTTGAAACTAATACGTCAATATTCCATATCTTAGCTAAGATTCAAGCTGATATAGTTGCGTTTGGTCAGAATTTGTCGATTGTGATAACTTCTGACAAAGCAAGTGATTTGTTGTAAACGTTTGCTGGCTCGATGAAAAGAAGATTGTCTAATTCTCCTTGATATCTTTCATCAAGAACATTCTTCACAGCTAAGTATGAAGCAGAAGTGATTGTTCAGATTGAAACTCCTGTGTTTGCAATTCCGACTTTTCTGATTCAGTCATCTCATTGTGTGAAGTATGGGCTTCAAGAATATGTTCAGTTTACGTTTCCACTTCAAGAAGCAGTATCATCAGCGTTGATGATGAATGCGTCAATAGTTTCTCACGCACTTCTGTTGATTCTTTCTCTTACGATTGCTTCAAGTCTGTCTGTTGCATAAGTAAGTTCACGGTCAGAAATATCAACAGTTGTGATGAATTGTCATTGTGTAATCACAACAGCGTCTGTGTGTGGTCAATGATTTCCTGGTGTAAGTGTTCAAGCTCACGTAGTCCATTCACTATTTCCTTGAAATAAGTCAGCTTCTCAAATAACTGGCACTTTTTCAGAAATAGCCATATTGTTTCAATGATTTCCTGGAAGTAAAGGAAGAAGTCTTGAATAGTTTCCAAGCATATCAAGTAAAGGGTCAGCAACAACGTTTGTTGGGATTAGTTCAGTTCAAAAGTTTGAAGCTCACGTATTCATCACTTCGTTTGCTTTTGCTTCTTCTTCAACTTCTGGTGTTTCAACAACTTCTTCTTCTTTCACGAAGATTTTTGCTTCTTTTCTCGCTTCTGCGATGATGTCTTTCAAATTCATTTTTGAATAAATTTAGAATATAAATAAGATTATAAAGTCTTGATGATTGACGCAACGTCAAAGTATCATCATTTCTTCAAAGGTCTTTTGTATTGAAGACCACTTGCGACTGGTGTGTTTTTCACAGCAGTTGCAGTCATATCAATAGTTTCAAGTGATTCAGCGAAAAGCTTTGTCATTCTTTCAACTTTTGATTCAAGTTGCTTGATTTGTTCATCTTTCATTGCAAGCTTATCGTCAAAAGACTTTGAAAGCTGTGCAATCTTTGAATCGAAATCAAACTGTTTTTGTTGTGATTCAGATTCGATTGATTTTGTTTCAACGATTTCTTCATCGTGTGTTTCAACGACTTCGTCTTCGTTCGCTTGTGTTTCAACAGCGTTTTCAGAATCTTCTTCAATTGATTCTTCTTCACTTATTTCAGAATTTTCATCTGCTTCTTTTGTTTCTTCAACAACTTCTTCATCTGCTGATTCTTCTTCAACAATTTCTTCTTCTCATTCAACAACTTCTCAATCTATTGCTTCAACAGTTTCTTCTGTTGCTTCTGATTCAATTTCTTCTGATTTTTGTTCTTCTTGAACATCTGTTCATTCAGATACAACTTCTTCTGAATTTGAACTTTCTTCAACAATATCATCTGATGTTTCTTCAACATTTTCATCAGCTTTTTCTTCTTGAACTTCTTCTTCAACTTTTTCTTCATCAGATTCCGGATCCTCGTGAATTTCTTCTGCAACTTCATCAGCTTCTTCAACTTCAAGCAAGTCTTCAACTGATTTGCTTAGTGCATATGGATTCATAGGAATCGATACGACGCTGATTTCATAAAGTTCAAGGTCTTTGATGATGTTTGTCATATCATATGTTCAATCAGCAAGTTCACGAACATCTGTTTCATAGTCTTTCACACTATATCAGATTGAAAAAGCACGAAGCACTCAATTCTTGATAAGGTCAACAACTCAATCAGTATTCTGTGAAATCTTCGCTTTGATGAACAATCAATTGTCATCAATATTTGCTTCTTCAACAATTCAGATTGGCTTGTCAGCTTTGTGTTGCAATAAGACAATTGGGTTTGTCATATATCTTTCAATCGCAGACGCAAAAGCTTTTGGCTCTACGACATCTCATCATCTGTCTTTGTCTTTTGTTGAAGCGTATCAGCTTATTTCAACAGCTCAATCGTCAAGTTCTTTGACTGATTTTGTTTCTCGAAGTGATTGAAAGAATCACTTGTCTTTCACTAATTTGAATTTCTTCATTTCTGTGTTGTAAAATATAAAGTCTATTTTTTCATTCTACGATACAACATCGTGCAACGACAATTTGGTCATCAAGGTGGATACATCGTTCACACGCTTGGATACTCGAAATCACTTCTTACTCGTCAAAGCAATTCACATTCCATATGTTCTTCACGAACTTTTGCGTCATCACACGTTTGTCGCTGTTTTTCCATTTGCACTCATACGCTTTCAAGTTGTGCAACTGGCTGATAGTTTCAATATTCATACGCTTTTCTCATTTCTGTGATTGCGATTGTTCTTGCACGTGGCTTTCAGAACAATTTGTCATCAAGCTGATTGATTTGTTTCGCAACTTCTTGTGGCGTAAGATTATTGTCAATTCAGTTCTTCAATATCTTCACTATATCAAACTTCGTTGTTCTGCTGATTGCTCACTTGTAGTTTGATAGATTCAGTTCTCATCGTTGATTCGCATAGTTGCTGATTGCGTCTGTGTAATAACTGAATCAATTTTCTGTCAATAGTGGCTCAAACAATCTGTATGTCAATCTATATCACTTGTCTGCTGATTTGAAGATGTGTTCTTTCAGACTTTCAATCATATCATAGATTCACATTGCACGTCGGAATCATCACAACGGCTCATTGTTTTCGACATCGAATCGTGATTTCTTGTCTGGGTATAGATGAACATATTCGTTGTTCAGATTGTTTCGTTCGATTTCAATATTGTATTTGTAGTTTTTGTATAAGTCTTCGACATTGTCTTCAAGAAACGCACGTTGCTTTTTGAATGATTTCTGAATGATTGAATATATCTTCATTTCACGATTCAACAATCTTCTGTAATCTGGACTCAAAGACATTTCTTATGTTTCATCAAGTGATAAAACGGGGTCAAGTGCAACATCTTCAAGCAATACAACGTTTCTTGATACAAGCAATTTGTCTGCGTTTTCATCAGATGAAGCTTCAAGTCATCTTTCGATTCTTGCTTCATTGATTGTCATTATTCAAGAAGCAACATCTTTTCTCAATCATTCTTGTCGTTCTTGTGATTCTTCAAGCTGTTCTCAATCAGCTTTGATTCGAAGCTTCTTATATAAGTCTGGTCTGAACATTTCAAGCAATCTGTTCACTATATGTTCGAAATCAGCTTCAAGTGGTCTTAGTGTTCATTCGATGAATTCTTTTCTTTGATTATTTCAATTCGAATAGTTCACGTTTTCTGTATATCATAAGATTGTTTTCGGAACTCAAAAGACTGCTGAAATCTTTTCTGTTGTCAGATGTCTTTGATTGATGAATTCCATATCACGTGGCGTCAATGATATTGTCTTCAAGTCTTTCACTCATCAAGCAACAAGTGTTTTGTGTTGATTATTGCTTCATCTGAATTGTGCTTCAAATTGGTCTTTTGCGTTCTGCATTTCTTCTGGCGACATTCATTCATCAAGAAGAAGCATTGCTGACGGAATCGCTGAATTCTGATAGAATGAATAGTTTGTTTTCATTGATTCGAAATCAGAAAGTGCGTCATATATACATCAATTCAAGATTCACATTCAATCAACTTGACTGTTCACAGAATCTTCTCGTTTGAAGAACGCAAGTTCATTTGGCGAATATGATTTTGTGATTCATCATCTTGTTGCTGTGAACTTCTGAATGATTCAATATGCGTCAACTGTTTTGCTTATCAATCTTGAATCAAGAATGTCGAATCAGATTGTTGTTCAAGATTCGTTCTTGATTGGTGCAATATATAGTTCTCACGATAGCAGATAGTTTCTATACAAGTCTTTCTTTCGTTTCAAGAAAGTTGGTGCTTTGAACAAATCAAAAACTTCATCTGTGATGATGTTGTTTTCAATTGTTTGTCTTTGATTGTTCTGCAAATAGATTCAGTTTCTTGAAACTCAATTCGCAATCTTCTGAATTGCTTGTCTTATATCTCAATTGAATTCATATAATTGATAATATGTATTCATATCAATTGTTGCGTCATTCTTCAAAAACGAAGCAATGCTTCTCATATTTGAAGAATATGCTTTTTGTTGAATTCATAAAGTATGAGAAACGAAGTTCTTGATTTTATCTGCAAATCACATTCCGGATCCTTGTGATGTAAATTTCATTGTTTGCATTATAGTCTGAAATCTTATTTCACAAAGTGAAAAAAGAAAAGCAAGTCGTTGACTTGCTTATTTGTTTTCGTTCATTTTGAATTCAACAGTCGGAATGTTTTCAATCTTCACTTCGATGATGTCAAAACAATCTGGCAAATCAATCTTCTTAGGAAGTTTGAAATCATATCAACATTCATCTTTTGCTTCTTGAAGCATATCAACGTATCGATTGTAAGTTTCAACAATCTTCACGAACTTGTCTTGAAATTCGTTTGCATTCTTTACGCATTCACGCAATCAGTTCAAACATTGTGCAAGATAGTTCATCTTGTCGGCGATATTCATATTTTCTTCAAGATGTCTGTCTTCTTCGACCTTGAAAGTGAATTCGTCGATTTTTGTGTAAGTTCTTTTTCCTTTTTCCATTGTATAATATGTAAGAATATAAAATAAGGAACTAATCTTTTTCGAATAGATTCTTATCAAGTGAATCTTTCTTTTCTTGTATGTATTTTCGGAATTCGAACAGATTTATTTCTGTAATCAAAACTTCATCATCTCATTGATTTTTTGTTGATAAGAACAACATCATTTGTCTTTCAACAATAAGAACTTCAAGTGCTTCACTTTTCTTGAAAGGGTCTTTCTTGAAGTTTGGCTTTCGTTTGTAGTCGTTTTTCTTTTCTCAAAGCATTTTGATTTTAGAATGCAGAAATAAAAAAGCTCTTGTTTGCTTGTTGCATTGCGAGAAGCAATGCGTCGATTCTGTCGTCGTGTTCTCAATTTGGGAACACAAGCAACTGTTCAATCAATTCATCGTTTCAATATCACGGTGCGAAGAATACTTTCTTGTCTTCGAATTCAACTTGCTTTTCCATAAGTCTTGTTGTTTTGTCTTTGATAGTCTTGTATTCTTGCACAGCCATTCACAAGCGTTTGAAGATGTTCTTCAAGACTTGCTGATACGCAACAGTTTCAACAATCACTTTTCTTGCGTTGTATCTTTGATAAGTCTGAAACACAACATTCGCAGAAGCTCAAATATCTTTTTCTTTTCAATTCAATCAGATTGTTTCAAGCACATACTTCTTTTCTCATATGAATCACACAACACAGATTGCATATTCATCGCTTCATTCTTTTTCACTTACAGCCGGATCCACTCACACTTGAATGAAATCAAAGTTGTATCATCTGCATTGTTCATCATACTGAATCATATCACGTGATACGATGTGCTGTCAAATCACATAAGGAATCAGCATATAGTTCTGATTGAATGAAATACTTCACAATCTTCTGCGTTCTGATTCAAGCGATGTGTATTTTCTATTTGAATCTGTGATTCATTCATTCAATTTGTTTGCTTCTTCGTCTGTTTCAACAAATCTGTCTCGAACAATCTGATTGTTTTCATCATATATCGGAAGATTGATGATGACTCGCTGCTTGTCGTTCTTGATATGTTGTTCGAATCTAGGGACAATTCAATCTTCATAGATCACATTTCAGAGAAATATCATCTGTGTCGCTCCTGTAGTTCATCAGAGAACTTCATTCAATAAGAATTCAAATCATCTCTCAATTTTTTTTCTTGAACTGCAGGATTGAATTGTATCTACATCATCGAATATCAACAAATCAGGTCTGAATTTTCCATCGCTCGCTGTATAATTCTTTCATCTCGGAGATGTTCAAAGAGACATCGCTCTGATATAGCATTCATTCTCTGTCACAAATTTATCAATCCTTTTTATTTTCTTTGATGTTCATCTCGATGAATATTCAGGATAGTATATGTTTCAGAAATCATTCACGAATCTCGCTCATCATTCTGTATCTCCTATGAATGAGTTCGCAATATATGTCAGATTTTCTGTTGCATTGTCTATCGTTTGACTGTATCGCATAATATTTCTTTTTTTCTTGTATGCGATGCAGTAAGAAACAAACATTTGAGCGATTGTTGTTTTTGCTGATCATCTGAATCACTTGATGAATACATTCTTTCATTGATAGAGAGCTTTGTATATCATTCTCAAACATTTCGGAGTATCGAAAGAATAGTATTCTCTGAAATAATAGTTGCAAAATTCAAAGAAGTGATTCTCAAAGAAAGCTCTCCTGAATCTCCTATCTTGCATTTTTGCAAGAATGAGTCATCTATCGATCATCATCTTCTCAGTCATCTTCGTGAGGGATTAGAGAAGATAAAAGCTCTTGATCCTCATCGGAGAGAGGAAGTTCTTCGTTCTTGATCGTGCTGTTTGTTTGAGTGATGTTTGAAGGCTCTAGGAGTTCAGCTTTGACCATTTTCAAGAGTTCTCTGAGTTTGTAGATATCTCATTTTCATTCTCTGATCAAATCCATCTCTTGATGAATAGCTTCAATCATTCCTTCAATGAGTTCTTTTTTCATCTCATAATATTGAGATTTTGGAATCATCAAAGATTTGATTTTTTCTCTCTCTGTTCTCTCAAGAGCCTTTCTTTCAAGCTCCTCCTTGTAGCGATCTTTCATTTCTCTCCGACCTGCTGTGTGTTCATTGATAGTTCCGTTTCATTTTCCGAATTCAGCCTTGATTCGCTCTGAAAGTTCAATGTATTCGCTTTCAAGCCGTTTCCTTTTCAACTCTGGTCGATTGTATTTTTGCTTTGCCATTTTTGTTGAATTAGACTATAAAGAGTCTCTTGTCTCACTACATCCTCTCTTTCTTGTAGATGACAATCTTTCGCTCAAAGAATAACCATCAAATTTTGTATTCTCTGATTCAATGTCGTTTCTCTACATAGAAGAGAGGGAAGAGATAGAAGAAGTTTTCAAAAAATCTGATTTTGAATTGCTTCTGTCTTTTTCGATGTCGTTGCATCTTTGGATTTTTTGTTTGTAGATAAAACTATGAATGATTTTCCTTCCATTCATTCCGTGATTGATCCTTTTCTGCTTTTCTGTCTCGATTAGGATGTAGCTCAAAGAGTTGATCGTTGAGTCTCTTGTATTTCTCATAAATCTCTTTGAAGAAAGAACTTCAAAATTTTGAAATCAAAGTCTGATTCTTTCAATATTTCTCAATATATTCCAAATCAGCAACAGCATCAGCTCAAATCTTCTTGATGAGATTCTTTCTGTATTGCTCCTTGATTTCTATAGCTCTCTTGTCTCCGTGAGACATTGCTTCATTGCTTCGAGGGAATTGAGGTCGCACATTGTTTTCATTGAAACAAGTTGCATTGATAGAAGCTGAGACAAAATGTCATCATTGAGTCTCTCTCCAGTGAACCTTTTTTCCTGTTGTAATTTCTTCAACGATTCAATTCTGATCTGCACGAGAGATTTTGCAATATAGCTGAAATTCTTCTTTTGCAAGAGACTTTCAAATTGTCTTTGTTTTCTTGTTGTGAGGAATAGAAATTGAACGAGATCATTTTCTATTTGCAGCAATTCCTTTTTTGATTTGTCTCTCAAATTCAGCAATTGCTGACCTTTTCTCTTTTTCGCATTTGTTAGCATTTGCGATTTTGTATCTTTCATATTTTCTCACATATTTATCGAGTAGTCAGGTTTCAGGATCAACCTTATTGATATATTTCGTTGTCAATGCTTTGTAGTAGTTGAGCTTTGTTTGTTCATTTCTGATTCTACGAGCTTCAAATACTTGTTCAATTTGCTTGACTGATACAAAGTTTTTCTTCATAACTGAAAATGCTCATCATATAAATGATGAGTCTCTAGTCTTTTTCCATCTACACCGAAAATATAATGAAAATTATCAAAAAATCAAGTGAATTTCTATAATTCAGTGATAGCTGAAAGTTTGCAAAAAATATATTTTTACTATTTTATTTTATTTGTCAATAGTTATAAAAGACAGGAGATGGATTCAAAGAGTAGAGGAATATTTTATTTTTTTACTTTTTGAATAAAATGAAAATTGATTTTGCAATAGAGAAATATCTCAAATATAGAAAGTTTGTCGAGAAAATTTCTACAAACACCTTGAAACTTCATAGATGAGCATTGACTCGCTTTGTGCAGTTTCTTTTTGCTGAAAGATCAGAAATTCCTGACCTTGATGAAATCTGACTTGATGATCTCATTGAATATTGTGAGTTTTTGGAGACTGCTGAATTCACACGAGGTCGTTGATACTGAAAAAAGATACATCTTTCACACAACACACAAGTCGCTCATCAGCATTGCCTTCAGAAATTTTTCAAGCGATGCTATGTCTCAAGGATGATGGATTCTGAAATATATCACATTCCAGTTGCAAGATTCAAAAAGACTGAGCTTTCATATCTTTCACACGATGAAGTTGAACAGTTTTTCGATATCACAAAAACATCAAGAGATCCTATCAAGAGAGTGAGAGATGAGCTTTTGTTCAGAATAGCATATTTCACAGGATTGAGAAAAACAGAAATTCTGAATCTGACCTTTGAGCAAATTCTCGAAGATGGTCAATTTCAGATTCAATGAAAGATGGATAAAAAGAGAACTGTCTTTTTTGATGATGAGTCAAAAATCAAACAGCTTGCTCTCGAGTTGAAATATCTATACATCAAAAACGAATCAAAGAGAAGAATCACTGAGGAGAAAGACTATGTGTTTCTTGTGACTGCTTGACAGTCTCGAGGACTAAAACTCTGAAGATGATGAGTCTATGTGTTGCTTGATGAATACAAAAGAAAACTCTGAATCAATAGAAGGCTCACTCTTCACTCATTCAGACACACATTCGCAACAACTCTATTGAATAACGGAGCAGATCTCAGAGAGGTTCAACTATTGCTGTGACATCAAAGCATTGCTTCAACTCAGGTCTATACTCACATTTCAGTTGATAGATTGAGAAATTGTGCTGCTTTGTTGCATCTATAAAATGAAAAGTAAGAGCAGAGAAGAACTTGAAAATCTCACGAAACGAACAAAAACGAACAAAAACGAACAAAAACGAGCAAAATATTTTTTTGAATAATTCTCCTACTTTTTAATTCATAAATCTCACGAAACGAACAAATTTTTGAAAAAATCGACACATAATATTATATATATAATATATAAATATATTATAAATAAATAATAATATACTATTATTAAATAATAGAAGAAAAAAGAAAGAAAATAAAAAAAGAAAGAAAAAAGAATGTCGGATGATCTCAAAAAATATGCAAATTTGATAAAAAATAGACATTTTTTCAACTTTTTTTGACTTTGTTTTTATAAAGACAAACTGACTTTTTGAACTTTTTACAAAAAAAAGTGCTTTTTTTGTTGCAAAATAAAAAATTTTGATTATACTAATATCAACACGATGGTCAAATAGCTCAACAAGAGCATCAAAACATTTTCTCAGACCATTCTCTTGCGATATGCAATAGAATGTCAAGAGAACCTGTTCAGGTTGTCTCTCAAGTTCAGAACTATCAAACCGTTGTGTTGAACAGCTCAACGGTTTTTCTTTTCTGTTGACATTCCATCTACTACACATCGAGTCTCTACTCAGTCAACAACTAGGAAAATCAAAAGCAAACTTTTATTTCCTTACAACAACACAAAGATGAAACAAAAGAAAATCAGAGTCGTTTCAAAGGGGAATTGAAAGAACTATCTTGCTTATTTGTTGGACTGATCAATTCAAGAAGCTGTAAAGTGTTGAGGATTGATCTATCTAGCGAAAATCAGTTCAGACTTCAAACTTATTCCTCAAGGAGAACATCTGCAAAAAAAAGACTTTATCCTTGTTGAATAACAAAATGAGAAAAAAATTTGAGTTTGAAAGTTTATTCCTCGAGATTTGAAGAAAGATCACTGATGAGAAATTGAGATTGAGATTCTATGAATCAATCATCGAGTTCGGAATCAATGATGCTCTTCCTGAAGATGATGAGCTTTCAGCTTCGCTCCTTGTTCCTATCCAGTCAATAGAGAAATCACACGAGATTTCAGACAAGAGATCAGAAGCAGGGAAGAAATCAAAAAAAGTCTGAAACAAGAATGCAAGCAAAAAGAACTCTAAGAAACGAACAAAAGAACAAAAAGAAGAAACAAAAGAAACAGTTCAAACTTCTACTGAGATTGTTGAGGTCAAGGATGAGAAGAAAGACAAGAATACAGAGAAGAGAGAACAAAACATTGAATTGATTGAAGCTATTCAAAAGAAAGTTGAATCCTATTGATTGATCTACAAATCCTGAACGAATGAATGGATCAATGCAACAAACTTGAGAACTTCAAAACAATTCAAAGCAACAGCTGAGAAATTTTGACTCACTACTACACAACTCGCTCTCGTTGTGATAGATGCTTCAATGAGTGATAAATTCCGAAATGGGAAAATCAACAACTGTGAGACTATCTATCACAACTATGCAAGAATTATCAACAATGCAAGAGCAAAGAATCAAAGACTCTCAGACTCAATTGCTACTTTACCTTGAGCATAGAAACAAAGATGATCAACAACAACACCAACATCAAACAGTATCAGAAACTCACGATGATTATATTGAAATCGTGAAAGATATTGAGAACTCCTGCATCAAAAGAAGAAGTTCAGACAATCCTGAATGATGACAGAAAAGACTACATCATCATCGATTGAATCTGATTCAACAGAAAGACAGAAGTTGCGAATTTCTTTGAATTTGTCCCTGATGATATGGAATGCTTCATCTTATCTCAGCCGAAAGATGTTCAAGACAAGCTGAGATGGATACTCAAGGATAGAGAGGAGAAATGACTCAAAACAAATTGAACTGAGCATCTCCGAAAAATCTATGAATCGAAATATTTATCTCAATAAGGTTCTACAAAAATGACAGATTCTACTACAACAACACAACAATCAAGCTTGAAGAAAAAAATCTTTGAATTTCAGAAAATGTGAATCGTAATTTGAAGAAATGCGACAGCTGAGATTCAAACAAAAAGCTGAGGAAAATTTTCATACAAGTATTCAAGCTTTGATGAGATTTGGGAAAAAATCTCTCCAAAATTGAATGAGCTTCAGCTCCTCGTGACTCATTCAGTTCAAGACTATTGAGGAAATCTATATCTCGAAACTACTATCACAGATATGGAATCAACAGAATCTACTACATCAATGATTCCTATCACTTCAGATCAGACTCCTCAAACTCTTTGAAGTGCAATCACATATTTCAAGAGATACAACACCTGTGCAATATTAAATTTGATAATCGCTTGAGAGGATGATGATTGAGCAGCTGCTGAGAAACAAAGGACTCAGAGATGCAATGCACAAGCAACAGCAAAGCCTCAATTCCTAGATGCAAATTTCGAGAAGTTCAAGCAATGGACAAAATGAAAGGATCTCGAACAGATAACAATCAAGAAAGATGAGATCCTTGCGAAATATACTGTGTCAGAGGAAATGTGCAAAAAACTTGATGACTTTTTATTCAATCTATAACAAATCAAAATGAACAAAACAACACAAAGAATATTCAGAAATGCTGTAGATCATATCGACTACACATTCGACACTCTTCAATTTTGAGAGTTCACAATCAAACATTCTCGAGGATGAGACAAAATCCTGAAAGATGATAGAAGGATTTGAATGATATCTGATTGAGTTGTATTCATCAATTCAATCTTAGAGAGGATCAGATTCAATATAGCAGTCAAAAAAAATCTTCAAACAATTTGCGACTTCTATGAAAGAATCATCGAAGCAAAGAAAGAAAAAATCGATACTCACGAAAAGAAAATCAAAGAGATAGAATGAGAGAATGAAACATTGAAGAAAGAGAATGAAGATTTGAAAGAAAAAATCGCAAAAGCTGTTTGCGATGATATCGAAGAAAGCTCTCCAAAGAGAAGAAATCGATCAGCTTTATCATCTATCAAATAAGGAAATGACAAAGAAAATAAATCTATCAAACTGGTCAATCAATCTATTGAAAGCTGACAATGTTCAATGGTTCAAGTGATATGTTCTCGGACAATGGGAAAATGAATTCAAATCATATTTCGCAGTCTGAGAGTGTTTCGCTTCTTGTATGGATTGTCGAGCAAAATTCGGAGATTTCAATTCTGAATACAATCTTGAAGTGATGGAAAAGAAATTCAAGGAGAATTGAGCGAGTGAAGATGAACTCGCTGCAGCTGTCCTCTCTATCACAGAGGCTTTGAATAACTTCACAACTCTTGAACTTCCAACACCTCTCGAATCAGAAAAAGAAATCATCGTAGAATTAAATGACAAATACAATCTGAAAGTGAAATTTGATGCTTTCTACTGAGACTATATCCTAGATCACAAAACAGTCTCAATCTTCACAAAGGAAGAGGAAGCAGATGAAAAATACTGACAACAGATGAAATTGTATCAATATGCACGATACAAACAAACTTGAGAAAAGATTCCTGCATATATACAGGAAATCAAAAAAGCGAGAGCTTCTGTTCCTGCAACTTTACTCAAAGCAGACCTTCAAGCTCTTGTTCCTGAAGAGATGAAAGAATCAACTGTCAATGATATGAAAGACTATCTGAGAGCACATCCTCTCAAAGAGCGATGCTGAAACAGAATAGAATTCAAACGAAATGATTCAATCATTGAGGAGATGGAAAGCTTGCTCAAGAGAGCAATGAAAAAAGCTGACTATCTTCAGACTTTAACTCTTGATGATGTGTTATAGATGAAATTCCTCCTCTCAATTGAAAATGGAAAAATAGAGAATCCGAAAAAGCTCTCAGAGTATATCAAGACAAGAAAAAATTGACTCTATTCCCTAGTATTGAAAAGACACTGAACAAGATCACTTGCTCAAAACTCATACTATCGAGGAATTGTCCTTGAACTCATAGAAGAGAACACAGGAATCGAAAAAGAAGAACTTCATTTCTATTTCAAGAATAAGTTCATCGATTGAGAGGAGTTTCCATCATCAAAAGAACTCAACAAAAACGAGTTCTGAGAATATGTTGATAGAATCAGAGACTTTGCTTCAGCTGAATTGTGAATCTATATTCCTGATCCTGTCAATTAGCCTTTTACATTCTACACTATAAAATGTCAGACAAAACAAAAAACATTCTCACAATTATATTGTGACTCTTACTACTTATTTCACTTGCTTGATATATCGCTCTTGCTTGAGAGATAAAATCAACAAAGGATTCGCTGAATGCTTTCAATAGCACAGTTGAATGAATCAAAGATATAGATCAAAGAATTGCTGACAATTCAGCAAAATATGAAGAATTAGAGCAACAGAAAAAAGATATTGCTCAAATGCAAAATGAACTTCACAAAGAAAATCAATGACTCAGACAAGAAAGAGATGAACAAACAAATTCTTTCCTTGAATGATTGTGATTGATTGAGAGCAGACAAGCTCAGTAAAAAATCCGACTCAAGAAGATGAGGAATATCAGAGAGTCGAAAAAATGATCAATGATGCGATGGATGAAGCTGAAAAGCTTGCTAGTCAAGAACAAAAAAAAAAGTCAGAAAATAGCTGAACTATCCGACACTCTTGATTCAAGAGAGATGATATCAGACAGAAATATGTTCAATATGCCTACAAGCTTTGATGAATGGATCTAGTCACATTGATGGAATGTGAAAATTGAAATCGATCTATCAATACTCGCTGAGATGGATGAGATGCAATCTGACTTTGTCAGATGAATATCAGATATCATTCACTCCCTGCTGAATACTACACATCACGACAGGTTCAAGTTGAGTATTGCAATCAGAAATTTCAATGATGAACGAGATTCTATTGACCATCGAGAAACATCAAAGGTCAGAGATGCTCTGAATATGTAAAATCAAGATTTTATTTCGAATAAAAACATAAAGATGAAAAAGATACTTCTCAGACTTCTTGCGATTATCCTTGCGATAATTTGTGCAATAATAATTGACTGAATACTCTTTTTCATTCGAATCGTTTACATCTATTAAACAACACAAAAAAATGACAAAGCTCACAGAAACCATCCTGAAATGAGGGGGGGGAACACTAAAGATAAAAAGTATTTTTCATTCACAACAGAAAAAGAAATGAATGAGAAAAAAAGAGAACTAGAGAGACTTTGATATAAAGTCTACTCTTGAAACTATCAAGCTATATGCTGAATTGTTTACTATCTTTATTATTAAACTTTTATATTTTATCAGTTCACAACTATGGAAACAAAAAATCTTGGGGGGGGGGACAACTTAAACACTCCGACCTTCACTCTCAATCCTGCATTCTTGCTTCAAGATCCACAGGATATCTTCACTGAGGAGGACTACAAGAGACTCTCATTTGATGAACTTGTAGAGCATAATCTCAAGAAAGATAGAAGAATCAGAAGATACAAGAAAAAAATAGCTCAAATCTCCGAAAAATGTCAGATATACAAAACTGAGATGGAAAGATGTATGTCAAGGAATCACAGACAAAAACAAGACAACGACTATCAGTCGAGAACGGTCAATCTGTATAGAAGGATCCTTGAGATGCTAACGGAGAAAAAAGATGTTGAATAGCTGACTATTTACATCAAAGACTGACTTGCGAGCAACTCCTCAAGCTTTCTTTGATGGACTCAATGAGGAATTCTGATTCACACTTGATCCGTGTTCAACTGATGAAAATGCAAAATGCGAGAAACATTTCACAATCGAAGATGATTGACTCAAACAATCACGAGACAATGAAATCGTATTCTGCAATCCACCATATTGAAAGGAAATCAAAAAGCGAGTTCAAAAGTGATATTTCGCAAGGGGGGGGGTTGTCGTTATGCTTTTACCTGCGAGGACAGACACATCTCGATTTCACGACTTCATCTATCATAAATCTGAAATAAGATTTGTCAGAGGTCGCTTGAAATTCTGAGACTGAAAGAATTCAGCTCCGTTTCCTTCAATGGTCGTTATCTTTAGAAATTAAAAACTCCGAAAAATGTGCAAGTGCAATGAAAAAGATCCTACTGAGATTCTCTATCAGATAATTGAGGATCATTGAACATATAGAGTTGAATGAAAAAAATATCGCTCGATCGAAGATTTCAAAAAACTCAAAGAATTCAAATCTCTTTGAGCTGCTGAAAACTTCATCCTCAGAAAATGCTGAGAATATGAGAGCTGAATGTCTTTCATTGAAAAAATTGATGCTCTGAGACATTATATGAATTATGCAACATATGAAAATCTCTATCTCAAACCTTGAAAAATCAAAATTCAAGATTGAAAAATTTATCTCAAAAATTCTGAAAATGAAAAAAGATAGACAAAGATTCAATAGTCAGCTGACTATCTCATACGATGCACGAGCTGAGAATATTGTGATTTGAGATTCATATCTATGAAAACACTTCATTCTCAAAAAGAATGATCTCGCTTTCTGTTGGATCACTAGATGATGAGATTTTCTCAGAAAAATGTGAGCAGCACTTGAGCGAGCAGATCCTATCAATTCTGACAAGATCATCACAGCTTTTGAGCATTATATCAAGGAATATTATTTTGAAAACTTGCTCAGTGATAAAATGAAAGAACTCAAACCTAGTGAATATTTATCTATTAGAGATTTTTAATGGAAAAGATTATAGAACTGTTGAATGAGTTTGAAACTCCAAAAAGCTGAATAGTCTTCAAGAGCTATGATGACTATGATTGAACTTTCTACTGAGTAGATTGTGATTGAGAAACAGAGATTGCTTGGAGCGATGCTCTTATATGTAGCAAAAATTTCAAGTTTATAGAGCGACTCGTGGAAAATAACAAAATCAACTCAACTATTTGATTTGAGAACTACAACGGATGGACTCTATCTTTCAAGCGAGAACTTGTCAGCAAAAAACACGAAAATATCATCAGAACACACACAATATTGATGATACTTTCAATTCAAGATAATCCTCTCAAATTTTTATCTGAATTATTAAAATAATGGAAATAAATGAAAAATATATCATTGAAAAAGCTGCAGACAAGACAGCTGAACAGCTTTGATGGGCATTGCAAGATCTATATGTTGATTGTTTGAAAAACAACAAAGACAAAGAAGAAATCATCAAAGCAGTATTGAATGAGATTCTCAGTCATAAAGTCTGAAATATTTTATCTATGTTAAAAAAATAAAATGGTCAAAGAAAGAAAAACAGAAAAGAAACAGCCTGCAATAGTCAGATTCAGCAATATGCTGATTTGATTGATCATCGTGTTTCTATGTGTAGCAGTTCCTCTTTGTGTAATTGCTGCAATAGTGAAATTGATACGATATATCCTATTCGTTCTCTAGCATTTTATCTCCTACAAAATATCAAAAATGCAACAACAAAAAAAACTCATTGAGCCTACAGCTCAAGACAAGCGATGGAACAAAGCTCTTCAAGTTCAGAGAGAAGAAATCGCATATCTCAGAAGTGAGATCAAGAGAAAAGACAGAGCTATCTTCTGTAAAGACAGAGAATTGAGAAATCTGAAAGCTTGAATCAAAGCTGAACAGAAGAAAAAGACTGTCAAAAAGTTATCTTTTCGAGAGAGACTCTTCTGAAAAAAGAAGAAAGAATCAACTCCGAAAAAGTTTGCAAACAGACCTTTGAGATGAAAAGCAAATGAAGTCCTTGATATGATGAGAAAATGATACTCAGACTCTCAAATTGCTTTCAGGTTCTGAACATCAAAAAGGAATGTTGCGAGATTCATCAAGAGACACAATTTCAGATAGATTTTCTTTTTATTCCTTCAAAAATAAAAAGATGACTGCTGAAAACAAAAATGATAGAGATTGGATGATTCTCAAAATATATGAAAGACTTCGTAAACATAGAGAAATAAGAATCTGAGACATCCTTCAATGGATGGATGACAACGACTACTATAACCGAACTTGTCCTGTGTGTTTCAGACATATAGTTTCATCTACTTGATGAGAGTTCAGATGTAAGAAATGCAAAGACAATCGACTATGTAGAGAAACAACAGACATTCTACTTGAAGTCCGAAACAAAAAGAAAGAGATTCTTGAAAATCAGTCAACGAAGTGTATCAGAATGATCTTTGAAATGATCTTCATCTAATAAAAAAGCCTCTCGTGTGTGAGAGGTTTTTTGTATAAGATGGTCAAATCATATACAACAACACAATATCTCTTTCGAGACAGCTGCAGTATAATCAATATACATCAAAAAGTCAAATTCAGTTTCAAAAAAAGAGAGCCTCAGGGACTCTCTTTTGCACGAAGTCTTTTTCTATATAAAGATTTTATATAGCTTTTCAAGATTATGAATTGATAGGAATTTCTTCATTCAATTCAGGATATGTTGCTCTTATCACTTTTGAGAATGCTTCAATTCCTCTTTTCATATCATCAGATTCTTCGAGATACATTTTTTTCATTGCTTTGATGAGCAATCCTGCAGTGTTTTTTCTTTTTAGATATGCAGGATCTTTTTTTGCATCTTCTTTGTTGAACAATACTCGATATCTCCAGTTGAACATTGTTCAAGATTTTTTCATAGTTTCATATGAAACATAAAATCTTGACTTCATTCCTTTTCCATCGTTTGCAGTTCGAGAGTTTACAAATCGCAATCATCCTTTGTCCCAACCTACAAGAGCGATACAGTGTCCTCAAGTTCTTTGAGTCACAGGGATGATTGTCTTGAGTTCTCACTTTGAGAGTTCTGTTCGAGTTGTTTTGTTTCATCTCAAACATCGAACAATAGGACATCCACGATATAGATATCTTTTCATAGTTTCGATTGATTCATCATTGTTTGCTCGTGAACCGTAGCAATATCAATCATACTTTGCAAGCTTTCAATTTTCTTCAATCAAAATTCATTCTTTCAAAGCTGTGCTGACTGCTCTTTCTACATAATCTCAAGAGTCATCTTTGTTTTTCAAATCGTGTCACATCTTTCCTCGCAAATCTTTTCGATCAGGAGTGATGATGTTTTCAGTCTCAGGTTTTTTTCATTCCTTTCTCACACTTAGGATTTGAACTCAGTGAGATGTTCAGTTTGCTGTGCAGCTTCATCGACCGTTTTGATAGTTTGTTTTCCGAATCCATTCTCACAATGAGAATGATTCAGGCAATTGAACGGATGTGTCAAGCTCTATAGTGTCTCAAGCGATGAAATCTCTTTCATCCATCATATCTTGAGACAGAGTCAAACATCCTGGATCTTCTCTAATTTCAGACATTTTGATATATTTACAAGATAAATTGTATATTGAGAGCCTCTCTTTTAGCTTGAATTGAAATCCTTTTATGCTTTCAGCTTTTAGCCGACAGATGCGAACATCCAACAAAGGCGATTATCTCTCCAAAATTCAGAGGCTCGAGGCTCTACTGGTCTATTTTTGATCTCTGAATACTGGATCATCTCAATCATCATCGAGGTCAAGGATAGTCTTTGACTCTCTTTTGATTGGTCATTTCAGAGCTTCAGATTTGTAGTAGTTGTCTTGATATGCGAGGATGATTCAGACAATTGCTGCATAGAAGTCAGGATTTCGGACTGATTTGTTGAACTTCAAGACTCTGCATATTGCTTCAGTCGGAGAATCATTTCAACATCGATTGTGTCGCCTTCTATGATCCAACACCTCGACAAGTTTCAAGTTTATTTCATTTTTCAATCATCAGAGTGAATCAGGGATTTGATGATGTAGATCGTATGATTTTTCTTTTTTTTCTTTTTTGCTCATTCCTTTCTCTGTTTTGAACGATAAAAAGAAACTCGTTTCCTCAGCTTTCTTGTTTTCCACCGACACACTAGAAACTCAATCATCACACTTCACAGAATAAAAATCAGAGACTCCACACTATCAGAATCAAAAGGATTGTGAGTATTCGTTTTTTCATCTGATTTGTTTATAGGATAAAAATTTCTATTTTTGCATCTGAATCCTTATCCATTCAATGTCTTTCTGCATTGCTGTCAGTGTAGATTGTATCTCTACCATATTCACACTAGACTTGAATTCTTCTAGTTTATTGATTCTATCATTCAGAGTTGCATATGCTCATCACAATCAAAACACAAACATTCACAAAGCGATTCGTGTTGCAGGATTTGTCAAATATTCTTTGATTTTATTCATTTTTTTCTTCTTCATTATGAGATAAAGTATCTCTTGCTTCTATTAGAGGATCTTTCTTTGCTTCTCCTACTTTCTGTCAGAAATAGAATGAGATGATCGATGTCACAGCAAACTCAAACATTTGCAAGATTGTCTTTGCAATCTCATTTTCTACATTCTGAGCTATAACTACTCGCAAAACGAGGAAACACAAAACAGTCATCACTTCAAAAAAGACAAGTTTTGTGATACTCATATTTTCTCGAAAATTTTGCATCTTTTAGCTTTTTATCTGATAAAATTTTTAATCTTCATCAACATACACCACATTTGAAGATGTCACAGCTTGTTTCATTTTTCTGAGGTTTCTGAGAGCTTCGTTGAATGTATAGTATTCAGTAGGAACTGCGAAAATCCATACATCCTTTTCAATCTCAGTTTCTATGAAATAGCTTTTTTCTCAGCTTTCATATTCAACCTCAATGATTCTGAATTTGTTCATCTTTGCTATATATTAGGGAATAAAACACTAGGATTTCTTTCATTTTTTAGCAAGTATTTTCTTTCTATATCTCTTGAGTTTGCTCAGATTTTTCTTGTTCATATCTCCTCAGAGAATTCTGAACCGATAATATCTCAGCATATAAGGATATAGAGGCTCGATATATTTCTCGTGTAATCTTCGAGAATCACACCGTATCAATCGACCATTATATGAATTGATGCTGCATCGCTCTTGAAAGTTTCGCATCATTCAATGATTCTGCTTTCGTTTGAGATGTTTATATCTTGATTTCAGTTTCAATGCTGTAGTCTTTCTCAGCAATGTGTAGTCATAGAAATATCTATATCCTACGAAATCAACTCATCTCACACCTGTCGGAAATATCTGTCGATTGTCTTTGACTTTCAGATTCAAATTTCCTGTCAGATATCCTTTCATCCTACGAAATATATATCTCAGATGTTTTTTGCTTCAATCTAGTATCACGATGTCATCCATATATCTGAGAACATATTTGCAATGCAATTTTTCCTTCAGTCGATGATCGAAATATGAGAGATAGAAGTTCGCAAGGAATTGAGACAGATAGCTTCAAATCGGAAGTCACTTCCTTCAGGGAAAGCTGTCGATGATCATATCAAGTAGCCTCAACAAATCAGGATCCTTGAATTTTCTCCTCAGAAGTCTTTTCAGAATTCTATGATTCACACTAGGATAGTATTTTGAAATATCTATCTTGAGACAGTATTTCGTTCACTCTCTATCATTGAGATATTTATTCATCAAGAGTCTGATTTGTTTTCAACCTCTTCACTTTACACTTGCACAAGTAAAGTTGCAGAAGTTGTTTGAAAAGATTTTCTCTAGTTGAAGCATAATCGCTCGCTGAATAATTCTGTGAGGATAGTATTTCAACTTTCGCAATTCTCTATTCTTTGTCTTGTCTCGAATAATTGATACAGTGTAGTCTTTCGGACAGATGTGATATTTCTTCTCCATCAATAGCTTTTGAATCTTTCACAGGAAATATTCTTCATTGCTATCGACCATCTTGACCTCTTTATAGAGAGCCTTGTCTTTTCTCGCATTTCTATGAGCGAGTTTGAGATTCTCCATATCATATATTCTTTCATAGATATTGCTGAATCTTTTCATTTTTGATTTTTTTATTTTTCCTATGATGTTCCTTTGCACTGAGTTTTCGCTATCTTCAGAAATCGAACATTGCAGGATACAAGAGGATCGTATGAAAGACAACTACTAGCACAGCTCCCCAGATTTTTATGTTTTGCAAAGTTGCACGGTTATACAGCTATCAAACTAACTCTCTCAATCTCATCTTTAGGAAGAGACTGAGCATCATAGGTTTTGAATAAATTAGGGATTTTTTATAGTAGAACTTCAAGTGAGAACCGATATTCGTATTCGTATTAGAGGCAGAATTATTCACATTCAAATAGAAAGCACCAGTATTCGAACCATTATTCCGATTACCACCAGTATGAGCCAAACGAGAAGTATTCACATTCGAATGATCGCAATTTTTATTTCCTCGATAGTCCATATAGTGTAGATTCCCACGATATAGCCAACAGGGGCGAAAACTTCTGTGTTTTCGACCGTATAACCTTAGAATTTTTGTTTTTTTATTTTATTTTCACACCTTCAACATCTATTCAATCAATTTCTTTGAGTTTGATTCTTCTTTCAACTTCTTGATTGATATCATCATCACTAGGATTGTTTTTCACATTGATTTTCAATGTTGACTCAGGAGGAGCTTCTCGCTCCCCATAAGGTCACATTGTATATTCCTGATTCCTGTCATTTGTTTCTATATTTATTTCTATTTTCATCTTTGAACTCCTTCAAGAGATAAAAGTTTGATGTTTTTAGCCTTCGGCAGAGCTGAACAGTGTTGACCATCGCAAGCGATGGAAGAGGGGGAAGTCGCTTCGCTCCTTAAAGGAACATCAAGCGAGAACCGACACCCGCACCCGCACCAGAGGCAGAACTATTCACATACAAACAGAAAGCACCAGCACCCGAACCACCACTCCGAAAACCACCAGCACGAGCCAAACGAGAAGCACTCACAGCCGAATCATCGCAATAATAAGTGTTATAGCTTGAGTTTGAAACTACTGCTGTTGATACAAACATCGCTTTGTCTGTTGCTGCGACTGCTGAGATTTCATTTCATCACACCATAGTCGTTCAAGTTGAGGCATAGTTTCAAGATGTTGTGATATCTCCAGTAAATCATTGAAGAGCTGTGTAGATTACACTTGATCAGTTTGAACATATTCCTCAAATCCATTGATAGAGATTTCCCCACCAGTCCTCGAGTCAGAATAGTTTCATTGAATATTTTCAAGTTGTTTCTCATCGAGTCATTCACTTTGTGTTTGTTGATCCTGTTGCTGTTGCTGCACTGTTTCAATCTACGAATCATCTTCACACCATTGTCTGAGAGTCAGGATTTCAATACTTCATCATATACAGAGCATTGATATATTGTCTCTGATAGAATCAAACGATATCATATCATCAATTTCAAGAGTTTCAGTCGTTTGCTCTCGCATATGAGATAAATGTTGCTTGAGTCAGATTTCCTGTAGGAGTCACTCAACTTCGTGATTTCAATTTTGATGAGCTGTTATATCATAGATATGCTCACAAGTAGAATTGATTTTTTGCAACAGGACTTGAGAATGTTCCTCTTGAGTGTGCATAGTATGTATATCAAGACTTGTCAGGATCTTCTGTGATAGATAGAGTCACAGTAGATCAAGATTTTGTCATCTTGATTCATCTACGAGGAAACTTGATCATCACATTGTCTCAGCTTGATATATTTGCACTTGTTCAGTCAGTTTTGAGAGCAAAGTTTGAAGGATCTAGCTCAGCTGTTTCAGTTCCTGAAGCATTCAACAACACAGGCTTGAATCAGAAGAACTCATCGAACTTTGAACTTCAAGGAGTCAATCCTTCAGCATCATCTGAATATTCGGGAGAGAAACTTGAAGGAGTTGCTGTTTCTGTATATGTCATCGTGAAAGTCTTGAACTTTGGACATATAGCATCTCAATATGAATAGAATCAGCTATTTGATAGAGCAAAGACTCTGAAATATGTAGATCAAGCAGTGATTCAAGATACTTCATATCAATCAGTCTGATATTGATTTCTTGTAGTTTCTACTGTCACAGCAGTTCAATCTTCAGGACTGACTGGAGCTGAACCATTTTTCATCACAAGAACTGTATGAGTCCAGGTCACAGCAGGCACGACTTTCATATCCTCAGGATCTGTCCAGGTCACTTTGCAGCTTGTTGAACTTGTCATCTGAGCATCAAGATCTGTTGGACTATCAAGAGCAATTCAAATTGATTTTCAAAGCTCTCCTCACACCATATCCATTTTCCATTGTTGAATATTTGTGATAGCTCATCAGCTTGTTGTGACAGTTGCGACTCTTGTATATTTTGGATCCCATCCTGTCGTTGTGTATGAAAGAACTCAAGCTCAGTCAATCATTACATAGCAAGTTGAATTGTCTGCAAGAGTGATTGTTCATCCTGCAAAGGCAAGCTCTACAGCTCACACTCTCACATTTCAAGGAGTAAGTCTGAGAACGAGTCCTCAGTCACTCATTGCTTTTGTTCTCTCGTTTCAATGATCATACAAATCCTCTATTGCATCGTTGATTCTATCAAAGATTTCTTTCGGAATATACATTGAAATAGAATCTCAAGGATTGAAATCAAAAGACTCAGTTGTTTGAGAGTTTGCATCATCATCTTTGAAACAAGGGAAATATTTCCTTTCAATAGTCAGATTGTCTCAAGACACTGCAGTCAATTTCACGATTTCTCTCTTGATACACTTTCATCAATCAAAGCTCTCAAGAGTTAAAAGACAAGGGAAATTTGTTCAGAATCTCGCTCCTTGTCATTCTTCGACCTGCACGGTCGTTGAAAGAACTCACAGAGAAGCATATAGCTTCGCTGAAACATTGTTCTTCATAGCATAGTTTCGATAAGTAGCCATTGTTTCCTATTTGTTAGAATTAAAAACTTCCTCTCAGAATGTTGATACATACTCAAGCCTCAACACGACTTGCTCGTATGAATAAGAGACTGAGCTGATTTGTAGTCCTGAGACATTCAATCAAAGATTTCTGATTTTGATTGTATCTCAAGGATGAATTGTCTCTATCTGATAGATATTGTTCACAGTCACAGAGATATTTTCTTTTCATTGACTGTTCTGTTGCAAGTATTGATCACGATAGAGATTTGCACTTGTTTCTCAGTATATTGATTGATTGACAATCGTGATTTCTTTTCTTCAGAATTGAGCGATTGAATCAGAATCTTCTGCTCGATCAGTGATTCAAGAATGTTGTCCTCCAATGTATCAATATTGAACTCTCACAGCATTCACAACTTGTTCAAAGTCAGTCGGAATTGTCAGAGCCTTCACATCTCTTTCATATGTGAAATAGTGAGAAATCGCAGTAGGTTTCGGCTTGTATTTTACAACTCAGTCAGCTCAAACAAAGAAATGATAATTTGTTCATCTCACTATCTCTTGAATTAAATCTCAGCATTTTTTGTCTGATACTTCCACATCGATTGAGCTTCAATATGATATGATGCTGTCGTTTGTGTATGTGAATATATTCGGATAGTATGTTGAGACTTGATCTACTATGTCTTTGATGAGATTTGCAGGATCTCAGGATGTTGTGAATTGTGTGCTTCAGCTTCAATTTTTATAGAAGATTTCATTGAATAGACTGAATAGAGAAAGAAATGTTGCTTGAATATTTTCTCTATTGTTTGAATATATTCTCGAATATTTGCTCAAATATCACGAATATATGAGAGCATTATTCAGTCACGAGTTATCATTCACAAAGACTTTGATGTATTTCACATTCGAGAAGTAGTTTGTATCAATAGGGAGATTCAGATTCAGCACAAGTTCTCATTGACCTGCATCAATCGACTCTGAGAAACTTATGTCGTTTGTTATTATACTCACAGGACACACTTTCACAAAGTTCAACTCTGAATCATAGAGCTTGACTAGATATTCTTTCTCGATAGGCTCTGCTGTTTCAAAATCTTCTACTGTGAACGGATCTGAATATTCTATATCTCACTCGTTTCATTGATTATCTACAGGCAAAACTGCAATCACGAATTCTCAAGATTGCATTGCTTGATATGTTTCAGAATTTGCTCATTCTATAGCGACTCAGTCCACATACCATTGAAACAGTGTGTCTCATTCAGGATTTGTTCAAGTTCGAGTATAGCTCGCTGTCAGTATATCTCAAATTTGAGTTCATCCTGTGATGACAAGATCCTCAATCATTTTAGAGATAATTCTTAGGGAATAAAATTGATATATCAAAATTGAATGTTCAGTTTGCTTCAAAGTTCATTATGTTCAGACCTGCTGAAAGTCTAGGAAATTTTCCTGTGAAATCTGTTGAAACACCATTCACGAGGACTGTTTTTTCTTCTGTATTGATATCAATGATATCGTTTGCAGAGAGTGATTTGTTGATTTCTATAGAATTGTCTCAAATTGTGATTGTGATTTGATTTGTAGAGCTTGCAGCATTCACAAGAATATTGATGATAGGATATGAATATTCTGATCATTCGTTGTTGATGTCTCAGTTGATATCATCATTCACTCATTGAAACAATTTGCTTCATCGTGTTTTTTCACTTCGAAAAGGTTTCTCAGCTCTGAAAGTAAGAGAGAATTCTCAGTGATCGATGTCATATGATTCTCTATTGATGATGTCTGAGTTTGTAAGTGTGCAAAGTATTCTCCTATATTTTTCTCAAAATTTGAATTCAAAATATCATTGCTTTGATGATAGAGCCTTCTTGAGATTGTCAATTTTTTGCTGCATATCCTCATAATTTTCAGCTAGTATGTGTCATTCAACTGTGATAGTTCTTTCTTTGTAGAATCTATCAAGCAATGTTCCTCAATCTGATTTCGGATTTGAAACTTGCAAAAGATTGATAGAAGGCATATTCCACACATTGAGCTTTGTTGTGACATATGTTTCATTCAACAGTCAGAATCCATTGAAAATCACGATGTCGCTCAATCCTCCTGATCACTGTCACAATGCTCAGGAGTTGAATAGTGTGTTGTTAAATCTTCACATATTAGGCATAGTATCTGATTTTTATATGTTAAATATTAGGCTCTGATTCATTTTTTATATAGAATCAATGATCTTGTGAGTCTATCTTCCATCTTCTCGAAGAAAGCTTCCTCATCTGTTCAATTTGCAATTGTGATATTTCACATATTGATGTTCACTTCGATTCATCAATCTGATGAATTGTTCATATCTCTATTGTTCACAATCTTTCAATTCGTGCTTGGCACAAATAATTCTGGTCAAGCTTCTCAAACAAGATACGAATTTCACGCATAGACTGGTCATCAAGAAGC